AAAAATTTTAGGTTGCTCATTAGGAGAACGAAACTCTGTAAGAGAAGTCGCCCCCTTAGTTCCTCCTTTTGGTGCCTTATTTAATTTGGTAATTAATTTAATCACATCAGAATTTGAAATTACTTTGGTTTTTGATAAAAATCTAGCCGTAATAGCAGCAGCCAATATTCCCTCTGATACATCTCCTTTATTAAACTTAGCTGCCATCCAAATTCTCCTCTTAAAACAATACAATATTATTTATAAGAGAGAATAGTTACCAATCCCTTAAAGACGAGGAAATCCCTTGCAAAAAAACTGCAAGGAATTCCATATCAACTCCAACCAATAGGAAATTATCCGTTCTTGGCTTTTCCTACATTCCCGCCGATGGCATTGACGATGTTCAAAAGAAAGTCAACTGCCTTGTTGTCGCTAGAGTTTGGGGTCAGGGTGGCCACAATAGCGGCGACTCCAACAACACTAACAATAATTTGTGTAATCTGTCCCCAATTTGCAATAATCCAATCCATAATTGTATCTCCTTATATATTATAATAAAACATAGAACACTCTTATTTAGTCAACAATGAAATCAGAGAAGTCCCTTTTTGGAACACCCCCCAAGGAATCGTCATCCATCAAGTCATCCTGGGCTTCATCTTCACAATCAAACATCCGCATCTTGCTCCTATCGACGCCTACGACAAACCTACGATTCTGGGTCATGTCTGCATACCGATTCTTCAATTGCTTGACCATCATCTGCCCCAATTCATCTAACTCGTCCGTCCGAATCAACGCCAAAAATAAGTCCGCCGTCGCAGGGAGTCCAAAACTTTCCGCAACGTTCTCCATCGAAACGTCCGAACTTGAAGCACCAGTCCTGTTAATTTGAGTTGCAGTAATGATCGGGACCACCAACTCGACAGCCAGACCGCGCAATTCCTCGGCAATACTTTTAATTTTTTCATAACTCGAAACATTGGCACCCCTATACACCATTGATTGGCATAGATTGATATAGTCAATAATGACAACATCGGTCGAAAAGTTACGTTTCATCTCCAATTCTTTTACCAAATGTCTAAAATGTGCGGCACCAGCCTGTACCGTAGGATACTCTTTGACAATCAATTTTCCTACAGTCTTCTTCTGAATATCCTCAATCTTCTTGTCGTACATTTTCTTGCCCATTGATTCGATGTCTGCCATCGGAACGTTCATCAGATTTGCATCAATTCTTTCTGAGATTCTTTCCTCTGACATTTCCAATGTAATATACAGAACATTATATCCGGCAGTCATATATCCGGCTGCCATGTGACACATTGCAAGCGTCTTGCCTGCACCCGGAGCAGCCATCAATACATTCAGAGTCTTGCTTGTTAATCCTCCACCCGTAATCTTATTGAACATTTCCAAATCAAACGGAATTCGTGATTCTTTCTTTGTATAGAATTCGTATCGAGCATCTGCGTCTTCAATATAATCATGCCCAATGTGAGAATCAAAAGAAACGGAAAATGCCTCTGTCATCAATGCCGGGATTGCTCCCTTGTCCTTCTTAGTCTTTCCGTCAAGAATTTCAATCGACTCCATGATTGAATTATAGATGGCTTTGTCCTGACAGAACTTTTCTGTATTGTCAACCAGCCATTGTGAATTCAAATCATCAACCGATGCAGCATCAATCTCTTCAAATACTTCTACGACAGAATCGTATTCCTTTCCAAGATTAGTCTTTTCATTCAACTCAATGAGCAATGCATCCTTTGTCGGAGTTGAATGATACTTATTTACATATTCTACAATTGAATCAAATGCAATTCTCTCCGACCTCTCATGGAAATACTCACTCCTCAAGAACGGGAGTGCTGTTTTCATAAAAGACTCGTCTTTCAAAAGACTCGTCAGTATCACCTTCTCTATTCGTGTCATCATAATCTATCCTTACGCTCTTCTCTGTGTGCTTATTCACTAAATCAAAAAGAATTCTCATCAATAATTCATCAAAACTCTCCTTCATTTCATCCGGGTATTGAACGTCTTTTATATTATCTGGAACATGAACAACATCAAATTCATACACAACATCTAAAGAATCTTGTTCAATCTCTGTACTTGGTTTTGTGAACTTAAAATCACCATAGGCATACTTCATTCCAGCAAACGGCCCAAGGACTATTTCGACGACAACATCTCTCGGTTCCTTTTCTTCAGAATCTACCACATAGTAATCTTCAATATTGATATTATCAGACTCCCACATCTTTAGGTTCCTCCTCCTCATTCATTCCATATAGATATTCTTTTCGTGCCGCAGAATCCAATCGGTCCAAAATTTCTTTCGTAAAATACTTTTCTGGGTCTTCATTGATATGCTTTGCGAAGACCTTGGTGCCGTCTGGAAATTCAATCCTATTTGAAACACTCTTGAAGATTCCATGCTGCAAGCCAAGGTCAATCAACCCATAATATCTATTTAGTCCCGTATCATAACGAAGAAGAACATCAACCAATTTATTTTCTACAGTCAGGCGAGATTTATAATTGCGGCAATGGACAATGTTGCCAACAACTTCCGTTCCTACCTTTTCCTTTTTCTTTGAAAGAAATACAATAGAATCAGCAGAATACTTTAAACCGCTTCCTCCTGATAATTCCTTTGTCGGATACAGGCTACCTATCTTGTCATATGTATGGTTCGTGACCACCATTGGAATTCCCAGCTTACCCAACTGAATAGTAAGAACTCGGAATGCGCCCTTTATCATTGGGGCACGGGTCATATCTCTCTTATCGGTTCCAGATGTCACATCCTCTACTTCTTTGGAGGTGGACAACTGACCCAGACTATCCAGACAAAACAAAAGGGGAATGCGTTCACTCGGAGAAGAATTCTCTACTGCCTTCAAGATAGTCATTGCCTGTGTTCTGAATTGTTCTACTGTGGCAACCGGAAGCATCGTAATGCGAGAGGTATCAATCCCCCGATCTTCTAGCATGGTCTTGCTGATGGCAGACTCGCTCTCAAAGAAAATAATACCGCCCTTCTTATAGTCTTCCAAGAACTGACGAATCATACCCAAGAGAAAATACGTCTTCCCGGTGGCAGACTCGCCGGCCAATGCCGTAATTTTATTACCCGGAAGACCCTTATAGATTGAACCGGAGAGCAATGCATTAAATATATACGATCCTGTGTCGATATACTTGTCCACATCTGCATACTGGTCTGCCTGTGGATTTATCTTTTTTATATTTCCAATAAAATCAAATGTTCCCATATTAATACATTTCCTTTACCTTGTCACAAAGCCCATGCTTCTTGGCCTCTTTTGCATTCAACCACACATCTTGTGGCGGAAGAAGAACTTCACGAATCTTCTTTTCCGTCATTCCTGTACATTTCTTATAATGAGTCAATATCATTTCTGAAGTCAAATCAATTCCTCGCGACGAACTTACCAATTCATGCTCCTTGCCCCAACGCCCCCAAGAATATTGATGAGAAAGAATAGAAGCATTGGGCGTCATGACCCGTCCGCCGCCATGACCCGCCATGAATATCATCAATGCGGCACTAGAGATTTCACCCAACCCAATGGTATGCACAGGAATCGAAGAACCCTTCATCGTATCAATCAATGCAAATGCATCCGTCACATTCCCTCCACCGGAATTAATAATCAATGTCAACTTATCAAACGGGCTTCTTATTAAATTATTTTTAAGTATCCACTCAATAACTGGCTTTACTGAATCGCTATTAATTTCACTCATCAGCAAATAGACGCCCATCTTTTCGAGAGTGGGTTCAGCATCCGCAGACAAAATTGCACTCAATGAAACATCTGCCTGCGGGCCCTTTTCTTTCTTGCTCTTCATTTTCTTTTTTGCCGTCATACAAAAAACCTTTCAAGTGAACTAACCTCTTCAGAAGTCCAGCCCACAGATTCTAGTATTCCCTCAACCGGGTCAAGGAAAGCCTTCACGAATTGTTTATCATAATCAATATACTTATTCAATCCAAATTCGGAAGGAAGGTTGTTGACAATTGAAATCACAGAATCCTTTACAGGGTTTGGTGATTTCAAATACAAGAATTTAATTTTATCTCCGTCTGCAATCCTTTCATAGTCATTTTGGAGTCCATTCTCCTTAATCAACCTATTGTAAATGATTGACCCCTTTACATGAATGGGCGTATGTTTTATATAGGTCGCTCCGCCATCTTCGGTGTACTTCTTTATTCCGTTCACTCCTCTCGGAAACGCAATCTCTTCGGCAGGAAGAGTCATGAACTCCTGCTTGAAATCATCAATGAATTTCTGCGTATCCTTTTCTGTTCCGCCCATGATTACCTTGAGAGCATCTTTAATTTTATCACGACACACTTCTGGAGTAGACGATTTGACTGCCTCCAATCCCATCACTTTCAATTTGGGTTCTGCATATCGCACACCCTCATTGTCATAGACATTGAGGGCATATCGTTTCTTTTTCGTCCACACTCCCTTGGATGCAATTGCTTCCCGCTTCATGAACATCTTCTGATCGAACGCATTCATATAGTCGGCAAGGTCATTATAGCACTTGTCGATGAACGGTTCGATTTGTTTAGAAGATGCCTTGTCAAGAAAGTTTACAATCCTTTCGTCCGTGGCTTCCTCATCTCCATATACCATCTTTATCACTTCATCAAAGCGAACATAGATGGAATCTGTGTCCGAGGCAATTACATAATCCCCTCCTTCTGTTTGCAGCATATCGTTCAGATATTCATTGATACGAGTTTCAATCCAACGAATGGACAACTGCCCTGCCTTGGTGACTGCCTCGGCAATCCGCACATCAAAGAATCGGAAATACTTATTTCCCAATGCACCATAGGCACTATTCAACTGCACCTTTCGGGCAAGCTGATCGTTGTTGTGCTTGGCAACCTGATTGAGATGCCTGCGCTTCTCTACTCCCGAAGACTTCTCGGCAAGTTTCTGAAACTCAATCATCTTCTTCTTTGATTCGGTTCGCTTTCGATACAAGTCCTCAAGAATCTCAGGAAGGAATCCCTGAGAATCAATCCTGAAAAACTGACCATTGGGTGCCGCTGTCAGACCATACTTGCCCAGAAGAGAAGTGTCAAAAGATTTTTCAATCAACTTGGACACATCATCCATTCCTGCCAAAGACTTGCGAAGGTCATCGGGAACCTTATCAATAGGAACCAATTTCTCGGGACTCAGGTTATATTGCATCATCAAATGAGGATACAGGGAATTCAAATCAAAAGAAACCACCCAGTCATGGGCGCCCAATTGCGGTGCCTTGACATATGCACCCTCATACTGAACGTTCTTGTCGGCACTTCTCTTTGGAGGAACCACAATGTTTTTTGCCCGAAGATGATGATAACAAATGCTATCCCACATTTTCACTTGCCCGAACACATCGTCAAAATTGACCTTGGCCGAATAGGCAAGAGCAACTGCCATCTCAATAAACTTCATCTTGTCATCAAGGCGACTTACGAGTTCTACATCCTTTACATTATACTCAATGAATTTATGATAATCCCTTTTGTACAATGTATGCAGGCTGCCGAATTCATCATAGGACAACTTGCCCTCGCCGAGTTCCACATGAGAAATGTAGTCCAGACGATAACTCTCTTGGTTTGCATATGTAAATTTCTTGTACATATCCAGATAGTCGAGCGTGGCAACACCAACAATGTCAACCACCATTTGTTCTTTGCCGTATGCTGACGTGAACGTCCGCGTCCGAACAAACTTCCACGGTGATAGTTCCGACACTTTCTTCTCTCCATGCACCTTGACGATGCGATTGTAGAGATATGGAAGGTCGAACCCGGAAACATTCCACCCGGTCACAATGTCCGGGCGATGCTGGTTCCAACAATCAAGAAAT